GCGCGTGCATCCTGTCAGCAACGTCGAGATAGTGTTGACGATGCCACTCAATGCCAGCTTCGCTCCCATGCCACTCCGCAGCACGCTTAAGCGCCAGCGGCGATAACGCTCGACTATGCCCGCTTTGGTGATGCGACACGTGTTCCGACGCGGTGAGAAGCTCCAGATTTTCGAGCCGGTTGTTTGATCGGTCTTCGTCCTTGTGGTGGACATGGTGACCAGCCGGGACAGGACCATTCGCGCTGGCCCACACAACGACATGAAGGCGCGAGCCGTCGCGCTGGAAATACTTTCCGCACAGATAATATCGTTTGCCGCCGAACTCTTGAATGGTTGGTGAGACGACGACGACTGACATTGGCTAGACCCGATGCTGCTAGATACATCGTATGTATCGCAAAGCATCCCCTCAAGATCAACAGCCTCAACCCATCCGTCTTCCGTAAGGAAGCGATGGTCTGGCGTGCATCTGACTTCCGACCCATCATCGAAAATCAGGCGAACCGTGTTTCTGTGTCCGTATTTCTGACAGGCTTCGTATTCAGCAACGCCACCGCCAACAGTAACAACGCGACCAGTCGTCCCGACCAGATCAATGATAGGAACTGGACCGTCCTCCGTCTGTACCAACGTGTCGCCTGTAAAGCAGTCCATCAGGTGATCGCGGTCCTTCACTATCTTGCCCTTCTCATCACGGCGATAAAGCCTGATTTCAGACATGAAGTTAGGCAGCGTTCTAAAGACCTTTAACCTACCAGACGCCAAACGTCTATAAACCGCGTGAATACCCGCCTCAACGGTATTGTCCGCGCTCTCCAAGTCCAGCCCAAGGGTAATATACTCATCCCTCAACGCCGTTCCGTCTTTCTGATTAGACCCTGAACTAGCCGGGTCAATCACGCCCGGTATCCACCAGCCCCTAGCCTTGATCGCGTCCCCGTGTATCTGCGGAGGGCTTTCGCCTAGATAATGCTCATCATACAGATAGACGACATCGGACTGCCTATCCCAAGCGCCCCAGATCGCAGCCGTCCGGTTCCAGCCCACGTCCATCGCGAACGCCCGTGGCCAGTGTCGCGGTATCTCAAACGGCTCGACTAGATACGCGGACTCGGCCACCGGATAGATCACGCCGGACCCTAGCGCCGGGATGCCCTTCGTTCTCGCCTCTCTCTGGTAAGGCGGGATTGAACTCATCAGGTCCGCCTTGTCCTCGTCGGAAAGGTGCGGAACCTCATCCCAGTCAATCTGGACGCAGAACTTGCCGCCATGCTCCGGCAGGAAGGCCAGCGCAACGTCTGTCAGGCCCCGCAGCGGGGTAAAGGTCGCCAGCACCATGCCCTTCGTCGTCAGCGTCCTGAGCAACCCCTCGGTGTAAACAGCTTCCGGCGGCTCCTCATCGAACCAGACGACATCACGTTCCGTCCCTTGCCATGCCTCGCGCCCTTGGTCGTATGAGCGGAACTGGACGATGCTCGACTTGCCCGAGACGTGCTTGATGACCGCGAAGTCAACGCCATCGGGGATGCCCGCGCTAGGCCGGACCTTCTCGATGCACTCACCCGGAATCATGCCCGTCCCGCGATCCGACGCAGGGCCTAGCAGCTTGGCGACGATGATGTCTCGCGTGGTCGTGCCCGTGTCACCACCGCAAAGCACGTTGACAGGGTTCTTGAACCTCCGACCGGGCCACCAGTCAGGATAAAGGCCCGTCAGGTGTAGCGTGACCTCATACGCTCCAATCCCCTCAGACTTGCCAACCCGGTTAGCAGCCATCGCCGCGCGCTCACGATGCGTCACGCCAGCAGCAAAGAACGCTAAGTGCTTTTTGTATAGCTCGCGCCTTAGCGGGCCTGTGTCCGGGTAATAGGTCCAGAGCTTGCGTTGACGCGCCCGCCGGTCCTTCTCCTCAAGCAGCGACAGCAGCTCAAGCTTATGCGCCGTTGACAGGTCAGCGAGCATTCGTCGCCATCAGCGCGGCAATGCGGGCCTCAAGCTGATCATCCGTCTGCGTCTGGACCGAACCCGAATGCTCGACCTCAACCTTGTCGCCAAACCGCTTCGGCAGAAACTTGCTGGCAAACCATTTACGCGCGTCAACCTCAATTCGACCGATAGCAGGGTCAAGCGTTCCGTCGCGCATATCCTGAATGGTCGCCTCAAGCTTCTCGACCTGATCAAGCGCCAAACCCTCAAGCGCGCGCGCGTAGTGGTCGCCCGAAGAGACGCGGAGCGCCGTCGTCCTGAAAGTTGATCGGCTAATCCCGATTTCTTCACAGGCTGATCGTTCGCTTTGTCCTGCCTCTATGAGGGCGAGAACAAGGGGAACCTTCTCTGCGTTCGTGAGAGGCGATGCATCGGCTATTGCTGGCGTGTAATCGCTAGGGCGTCCGCCGGGCATTACGCAGCCTCCGAAATGATTGCGGCGCGCAGGAATGTCCTTGCTTGTGTCTCGCCGGTTTCGTGGTTGGTTTCTTCCTCAACCGTCATGGGGCCGCGAGCAAACATTACGCTTCCGGCAGGAAATGCTTTTAGCCCGCTCATCATGGCTGACACGGCGTCTTCGGCGCGAGCGACTGGCGGGACAATCGGGCTTTCGCCAAGGGCAGCGCCGTTAACCCAAGTCAGGACGGGAATTGTTTTCTGGCCTTGTGCGTTCTGGTCGCGAGGTTCTAACGAAAACTCGCCATCCATAAACACGACGCGGAAGCGTTCTGCCAGCTCTTGATTTGCTGCGGCAGCCATAGCGTCGAGTTGTTCCCGGCGGTTGGCTGTCATCCGTCAGCGGTCCTTGGTCTATTCCGTTTGTTCGCTTAACCGAGTGCCGCAGCGTTCGATGTAAGCTGTAGGGAATATGGACTAGGTGGAGGGATTAGGCAAGCGGGAGACACGGGCGGCTTCGCGATTAGCGGCGGCTATCAAGGCCGCAAGATTGTGTTCCAAGGGGCTCACGCGAAATCCCCCTCATTGCCTAGAAGAGGCCGCCCAAGACTTTCCCTTGCGTCCGCCACAAGCCGGGCTTCACGCTCGCCAAAAACTAAGAACACGTCTGCGAGCGTCAGTTCGTCATACGCTTCTAAAAACTGATCTATAACCTTGACCATTAAGAATGCCTGCGCGGCGTTAACGGCTTCGTTATAGCCGCTTGACCAGCCCGCAGCGGCTTCGACGGACAACCACACCGGAGCATCGCAGGCGTCGCGCTCCTCTTTCCACGCCTTCACACTCATCTTGCCAACTCCATTCGCTGATCGCGATCCATTTCTGCAAGAGCAATAATGCTCTCGCCCATTTGCTGGGGGTCGCGGACGAGGCCCTTAGCGAAGGCGCGGGCGATGGTGACGCGGTTGAAGGGCTGCGCCATAAACATAGAGGCCAGCTTCGCATCCACGGAACGGATGAAATCGGCGGCGACTTGAGCGGTGGTCGGTTCGTAGGTCATCTGCTTAGTTCCTGCCGGGTGCTGCTTGATTGCCGCGCCCCGGTGATTTGTTATCCCACATGGGCATAAGGTGCGCAATAGGGAAAATGCAGAAAGGACGAAAAAAGTTTCGCCTTCTATTCGGTCAGGCCGTGCTTAAGCGCCATCAGAATAGCCCTGTGCGCTGGACCGCTTGGGCCAAGTTTGGCGTAGTTCTGGGCGGTTTTGGGGCTTACCATGAGCCATCGGCCCGCCGCTTGTTGCGACAAGCCGAGGGTTGAGAGGGCGGCGCGGTATTGCTCAGAAGTCATTTAGCTCGCATCCGGCGCAGCATTTCAACATTCATCGGCCGAACAACTGCCAAATACATCTGAGCCATGTCCAAATCGTTCTCAGCGCGGGCCGCGCGGGCCTTCGACATCATCTCGGAATGATGCGCCGCTAGGGCTTCGTTGGTCATTTCTTCAATCGGCATCTCGACCCCCTTAAGCTTGAACCATGCGAAGGCAAGCCGCGCGCTTAGCCTCCATCAGCGACACGTCGCGGGCAGCGAGCGAGTCAAACTTACGATCCGCATTACGCGGATAAACCTCAATCGCGGCGGCGTAGAACTCGGCAGCAGTAGCCCAACGCAAGTGCTTTTCTGCGTTACGGGCTTCGGCGCGATACGCTGCGGTGGTGGTCATCTGTCTGTTTCCGTTCCGGCTAGTGCTTGATTGCCCTGCGCCGGTATCTATGGATAGCACATTCTACCCATACGCCAAG